CTTTGCCCTGGGTGCCCATGTTGATCAATCTGATGTCAGGTCTAAATTGAATAATAGGACGTTTAGCTCTCAGAGTGTTGCTGAGATCAACTGGTGTGTTGTTGTATGTCCCAGTGGCTGTAAGCACATCAATGTGGAACCAACTGTTGGATCTTGCCCAAGTATTTCTGTCTTTGCTGGATCTGTTAATAGTAAGGTAATCGGGAGAAGAGTTAGATCCATAAGATTCTATGCTGGTTTCTGGCAAATAGAAGTTTTCAAGATCCAATAACTCAATGGCAGTACCTACACCGCTGACATAGTATTGTTTGTTTTGTGACGCGGTGCCGGTCATAACACCAAATGCTGATGTCAGTGTCACCGCTGGACCGCCATTGACTGTGCTCACAGTAAATTGGCTGGTGCTGAAAATGCTGCGGACATAATAAACGGTATTGGTGTTGAGACCACCAAATACTGTGCCGCTGAACACTATTTGCTGACCAACCAGCAATTCCGCAGTGCTGTTGCATGATACCAAGTTCAATCCAGCAGCAGTAGAAGTACAAGTTACCACTGATGTTTTTGTAGCATAACTAGATGGAACAACATCGCAAGGCAATCCTATGTCTGTTTCGGTAGGAAATTGAACTTTGAGTCCGTTGGTAAACACCACACCATTGGGACTGGTGTAAGTTTTTTGTCCAAGAATTGAATCAATGTACAGAGTTGATGCATTGCCAACATCTAGCACTCTAATGGTGCCATACATTGTGGGATTTTCGCTGTCTTGATAATACAATACATCTTGCTCTGCACTGAGTACTGGAACTTGTTCCAACAAGCCAGTATTGTTCTTCCACCAAGAAGTGCTGCTGTAAGTGGTGCCATACAACACTATCATTTTGCTAAGTTGCGGAACAGTGGTAACACTACCTAAGCTCAAATAAATGTCGCTGCCTACTGTGGTGTACTGAATTCTCCAGATATTGAAATATTGTGCGGGATCAACTGGTGTGTCATCAGGATAAAACCATCCACCAGCTACTGGATCTACAATGTCATTGACAAAGATCAATGTTCTAGAGTTAAGATCAGTGATGCCATCAATGCCGCCATAGGTGGCTATAAAGTCAGATAACTTTATGCCATTGATCTGATCAAATTTTAATTCTGTTACTAGATCAACAGTGCCAATGTCGTTGAGACTGTAGTAAAAATCTTGCGCATTTTTAGCAGGAACGTTGAAAACAATAGATCCTAAGTCTGTGCCGTTGTTGGTGACCCCTAGAACTTCTCGAGAACTAATGTTGGGCGTGACAGGGTTTTGACCAGATACTCCTGGATCAGTTTGAATCCAAAATTTTGGTCCAGAGCCAGGCACAGCATCAACAACGTTGATCTGCGCACCCATGAGCTGCTGAGTTTGGCACTGATAGTACAGTGTGTCAGGGGCAGACTGCGGCACTACAAAAGTTACTTGACCAATCACAGCACCGTTGCGAGTTACTCCAGTGTTGTATTGATTTCCAAGGCCTGTAGTAGGTTCAGTTTTGATCCAGAAAGGATAGTCTCCGTCTACAGTCAAGTTAAACACATATGTGTTACCTCGGACCAGTGTTAACACTTGGTTAGGCACTTGGTCAATATTGTAGCTAGTAACGTTGGTTCTAGTAACTCGCAGAGTTACAGTTTGCGTAGGGTTTTGTGCAACTTGGAAAGTGTAATTGCCGCCACGTACAACGTTGAGTGTGGGCAATGTTCCAGCAACACCGGTAAACGTATAAACATCGTCGCCACGGTCAACAACAAAAGTTTCCTGTAATGGAACGCCAGTAGCAGTAACATCTACAGCAGCTGGGCCGCCATTGATCCAGTAATATTGACTAAAGTTTACAAATGCATCAAGATCAACAAAAGGATCCCAGGTATAATATTCACTTTGGTATAATCTGTCTGGGCGTTGTCCGTTGGAACCCTGAAATGTCAAAGCATCTGCCATGCCCGGATAGGTAATGGCATTCTTGATTTCTTTAGTGTTGTTGGGGTCTAAACTAACCACACCTGGTTCAAGCTGGTAGTCAGCTCTTGTTTTGTCAGGCTCGATTACATACTTGTCTGCAGGATTTACACCTGGACCAACTGTACGTCCAATGTAACCCTGAGTCTTTTTATACTTGGGCTCTTGAATCAGTTGGTCAAGTGTTGCAGCCAAAAACTGACGGTTTGCATCAGTTTGAAAAATTTCTGGTAAAAAATCAACGCTTCTTACACGAGCCATTAAATTACTCCACTACCTGGTGCTGTTCGCAAATTGCTGCTGGTCAATGCTTCAATTACTACGATATTGTCAACAGTTGCTCCGTTGGCAAAAATTTCATTGGGTTGGGCACGTATTTCGTACATGTCTCCAAAATACTTTTGAGTATCCAGTGGCACTAATACCACTGAACTAATTATTGTTCCCAATGTTCTGTGCAGATAAGCTGCTAGTTCTGAAAAATAGAATGTGTCACCAAAATTCCATTTGTCAATGCTGAAATAACTGTTCATGGCCGCCAACACAGAGCTTTGTATTTCACTGGTAGATGCCACTGAATTTTGTGCCTTGATCACTTTGATAGTGGCTCGCAGTGTTGGTTCAGCTTTGGGACCAAACAGAGGTTTAAATGTTACAGAGTTCAGCACAATGTTGTCACTGAGCATTTTGTAATCATTGAGTCGTTGATATTCCACTGACAATTCGTCAATAGTTGGTTGTTGTGGTTCAGTCACTGTGCCTGTGGTGTCTCGCAACCAGTTCTGGTACTCTGTGTAATATTGTAGTGTTACCAGGTAAAGATCAACAATGTTGGTTGTACCTGGGTCAATTCTAGTTGTTAGCGGACTGTTGTGACGGTATTGGAAGTACAGGTCGCCTCGGCCAGTTTTAGCAACCCAACCAGATTGCTCAGTTAGTGTTCTTATCCCAGCTGCATCAATTTCTAATTTATAAAAAACTTCATCTGTATAGGCATAGAACATCTGCCCTGGAGAGAATTGGAATTTAACCAGTTCAAGATCATCTATTGTAGCATAGCTGCTGTTGACCACCCCTGGTGTAATCAGCAGATAACGTTGCAGGTTATCGAAGTCCACAGTCTGCTGAAAGAATACCAATTTCAAATTAGGATTCACTGTAGGGTCCACAATTTCTGTAAAGAAATCTGGATTATCAGGAACGCCATCGCTGTCGGCATCACGGTAACTGACCAAGACTTGGAAATCATCCACATAACCGTCACTCTCTACGGGCTGGCCAATAATTGTAGTGTAGATGTCTCCAGGCAACGGGCTTGAAGAATCAGGTTGTGTGTTTACTGCCAGCACATTTACAAAGTCTTTGATTGTTGTACCTGTACGGCTGTCGTAGATTTTTTGATTACCGTAGAAGAAAAATCTTGTGCTGAGCACGCTGCCAAACGAATAAGCAAGGCCGCGATTGGTAATGGTATAGTTGTTGTCTTGTGCTACAAACTGCACCATCCAACTGGCATCAAGATTAGCTCCAGAAGTGTTGCCAGCATATTGTTGGCTCCAAACTGCGTCCTGATTCAAGTTAGTGCTGGTGATGAGATACCAGGTGTATGGCGTGCCAGTGATCGATCCATCATTGTCGTATCCAAGACCAAAGTTACGATACAACAAAATTTGATCAGCCATTTGTTGTTGCAGAGAATTAGGTAAGTCTGTAACAAACACAGGAATAATTGAATCTACTACTGCACCAGTGGGCACAAAGTTATTGAGAGCAACAGGGCCTTGGCCGTTGCTGAGATTACCAAGACCTCCGTTGTATCCATCGCCTACAACTGTCAACGGGCTGGCCCAGATTTCTAAATGATCTTCAGGGCGTGTAGGCAAGCCAGGTTGCAGTCTGTTGTTTGCATCAAAATAGTAAGGCTGGCCATTGATGGTAGGTGCTGTAAATTTAATTAAACAACGTGATGTAACGTATTTGAACCCTGAAGTAGAATAGCTCAGGCCTACTGGTATAGCCGCACCTGCAGCATTTTTAAAATAACCAGTTGTTTCATTGGCAATGGTTGTACTTTGATTCCAGGTGCTGAGAGCAGTGGAACCAGTATCAATAGTTACTCTAGGAAAATTTGCGTAGTAGAACTGCTTAAACGTGGCTTCGGCTAGGCTAGGTCCTACTTGGTTAGTAATAACGTCAGCAATTTCGTTGCGGTTAGTCCAGCTGAAGAAATAAGTTGGTAGTACGTTTTCTTCCCAGACAGCGCCGTCGCTGCCAAAACTGTTGGTGCTGGAATACTTGCCAGTGTTGTCAACTAGATCAAGATAACGACTAGTACCAATTGAACTGCGGTTCACAGCCTTGGATTTGATAATTGAGTTATACAGTGTAAACGGGAAGATATTATAGTCTTCGCCGTTGACCATGCGGTTCTGTGTGTAGTATCTAGCCGGTGCACGTTGTTTGATAGCATCAATGCTTTCACGAGCCTGGCTGTTGCTCACGGGCTGTGTAATACCACAGGTAAAGGTCAGCGTCTGCAGGTTACCATTGCGATCAATGTAGCTAATTGGGATAGAAACGTTCTGCATTTCAGCAGGGTTAATAATGTATTGCAGACCGTTGCTGGCTCGAACATAGGCACGGAACAATCCCACAGGTATTTCTGAGAACACGCCATCGCCAAATACCATGGTGAGTTGGTCGTTGGCTCTACTGGTTGTTGAGTATATTGGGCGCAGCGCCGCAGTTTGTTCTGCGGCTGCGGTGTAGATGTTTTCTGTGTAAGCCCACTCTCTAGCAATGTTACCAATGTTGTCTAATTCAAACAACCAACGATCAGTGTTGTTGACACCTTCAATGTTGATGTTCACTGTGCGGTTGCTCACACGCTCAGACAAGTTGAAATCTTGATTCAACAATGTACCTTGCTTGAACAGGAAGAACCAGCCGTTGTTGGCGCTTTGATATCCCAAGCGATCATTGCGATACATCACATTGAATGCGGTATTAGGCACAGGACTAGGTTCATAAATGTAGTCACGATTAGCAATAGTCGATGTCACAGCTTCAAACGGCATGTTAACACCATCCACTGTGGCTGTGTATGGCACCACAGGCAAGAACCCTGGTACAAAATTCAAAGCATATTCAGAAGTGTCTACCCCAAGAATATCTGAACGATTACCCGGGCGTCCTACTTTTTGTGTGTCAACCATGGCAGCGTTCATCACTGTGTTCCACTGTTCTAACCAGTCAAAGTTGGTAGGGTCAGCCCAGTTAATGGTGATGTTAGAAAGATTTACACCGTTGTAATCCGAGATGTTTTCTGTGGTAGAGATTGAGAATACTTTGAGAAGTCCTTCGGCTGCGCTGTTGCGTTTGGCAGTATAGCTTACTAAATTAGCCAAACGCACCACAGAATCTCTACGTTCTGCGGTATCTAGATAGTTTTCGCGAGTGTTAAGGTCTGTACGAAATGCCAGCGCCTGTCCCATAAACGCAATGATGTCTAGCAAGGCAATGAATTCAGAACTTTCAATGTAGTCATTGAAGGTCTCAGGATAGTAGAGGCGTAGATAATCTACAAAGCTTTTGCGTAGGGTCTCAAAGTCATAGCTTTGAAAGTCAGCTTCGCGATAGGTTTGATAGATTTGTTTCCAATCCTCAACCCCAAATATCGCTGTTTGTCGTGTGGTCTGTGCCATTTTCTCTCTTGCCTCAGATGTATCTGTTATTTATGGACGTAATAAACTGAATAGTTTATACGTAGGAGGCATTGCGAGTTTGTTGGTTAAAAAATATGCTAAGGATTTCAGCGTTGCTGGTGTTGATGTAGGTCAATTCTATTTCTAGCAACATGCCGTTTTGTTGTGGGTATACATTGACTGAATTCACAACTATGCGTGGATCGCCGCCGGCCACACGTTGCACTTCTTGTATGATACCTTGTTGCACTGTTTCAATTTGATTTTCAAACAAGTATTCCCAGAGCATGGTGCCATAAGCAGGGCGACCAGGTAATTGCCCCTGCCGTATGTTAAACGCATTCAGCAGATCACGTTTGGCCAACTCATAGTCAGTCAGCGTGAATTTTTTATACTGTCCCTGGGTATTAAAGCCAATAAAAGTGGTCATAACAATACTTATGCTAAATCTGACACTGGATTAG